CTCCTTCTATTGGTTGAGTTTCTACATGTAAATTTACATTCCATGCTTCTGAATCATAAGGTGTTTGATCTAATGTAATAGAGTTAATTCTTACTACATTATTTCCTGGACCCATTAAAGGTCTTGCTTTGCCGCTCCCAACGGACATGTCTTTTGTACTTAACATACTTTCTTTTTTTTGATTATTAATTAATTATTGTTCATACTCTGTTATACAGTCTTTTACTAACTGTAAGTCATTATCTATAAAGGAATCTTCAAACATTCCCATTGGAGATTTACATGTATTCTCTCCATTATTTACGGTATCAAATCCATATTCTAAGCCATCTTCATCTTTTTTAACACGGCCAAATAGAACTATAGAGAATAAACCTTCTAATGTTAAGGTGTTGTCAATCATTTTACCAATTGTTTTAGCCTTAACTTTTCTATGTCCATTAATATCTGTTGAATCTTCTGAGTGAGTCAAGAAGAATATAGTTAAGTCTTCTCTCATATCTTTAGGCATCTTAGCAACTTGTGCTAAGTTAGCTGCAATCTGAGTAAACTTATCATATCCTTTTTCATTAGCTCTATCAAAGTATTCAAAGCTAGACATATATTGCCAATCATCTATAACTAATGTCTTAATGTTTGGCATTTTATCATTAACATGATTCATTGCTTTTATAATACCAGCTGCTGATGCTGCTGATGTCATATTACCTTTAGGATTATCTTTACTAATCATAGTATAATTCTTTTTCCAACCTTTAAATGGTAATGGCTTATTTGCAATGTTTATAATAAATGTTTCTTTAGGATCTAATTTCCTAATTGATGTAGACTTTCCAGTCCCTGAGTCAGCTATGACTAATACGCTTTGTGCCATCTTATTTTAATTTTTGGTTAATACTTAGTAATGCTTTTTCTATTCCTTTGAGCACATCAACAATGTCTCTTTCAGTTTCCGGGTTAGGTAACTTATAGAATTCTTTTTCTTCTTGTGTAAATTCAGGTAAAGGGTTTCTATCAGTAACATCATTAATTACTTTTAACTCTCCTACAGGGACCATATGTCTTTTAAATCCTGAGTTACTTGTAATCAATTCATACTCTTCTTTCCAATGAGGATTGTATTTTAATAGATACAATGTTCTCTTAGGATCTTCTGATTCATAATCAATACTTACAAATTCTGTATAAATATCTTGATTATTTTCTAATTCACTAGGAAAGAATGTAACATGTAGTTCATCCTTACCTGATGGTCTATATGCCATTTTAGGTATATATGCTGGATTTTTAATTTTATTATCAGCAAAATAATTTTCATGTTCAACCAACAACTCTTTTACTTTTGCTTTACGTTGTTCTGGAGTCATCTTTTTTTTGTCATTATTTTTTGTTGTTATTGTCATCTTCTTTGTTGTTGTGGAGGTGTGTCCATCTCCATGATTTCCATTCTCTCAAATGCTGCTTTAAAGAAAGACATACGGGCATCCCCATTTCTTGCTTTAAGAAAATGTAATACTAATGTTTTATCATCTTGTATAATATACCTATCAGGACCATACAGTCTAATCTTTTGTTTAGCTGGCCGGTTAAGACCAATCAAAGTATCAGCATGTTGTAACATTGCATCTGAACCAAATATATCTGACTCAAGTACATAGTTACCATATTTACCATCTGTTGCTCTCTCAGGATTATCTATATTTCTATTCAATTGAGATATACATATGAATAAACAAGGATAATCTCTTTTACATTGAGTAAAGAATTCCCCTAATTCAAATAACATATCTAATCTATTATTTTGATATGGTGCTCTTTTTACTAGAAGAGTATGATCTAAAGTAATTATAGTTTTTGTTCTCTGATGTTCATGCATATACATATCAACTTGTTCACGCATTTGATTAACAGTCATAGGTGTAGATATAATATCAACTGGATATTTTATTCTATCTTTTGCATGTGAATGACATTGATTAAATACATCATGTGGAAGTACAGTTCCGGCACTACATAATTCTTTATATGTTTTACCTGTAATAGAACTAAACTCTCTTATTGCTGAGGTTCTTCCAACCATTTCAAATTGAAATTCAAGAACTCTAAAATTTTCTTCAGGATTTAATACAAATGATTCTCTAATTATCTGATCTTTAATCAATGTCTTACCTGAACCAGGTCTTCCTCCTATAACTGTAAGTGTATTCCATTCTAATCCATCTGTTATAGCATCATTAAACTTAGGCCACGGTGTTTGTATAGATTTTTCTTTACCAGATTGTCTATCAAGCATATATTTAAGTGCTTCATTAAAGGCTTTATATTGTCCATCCCATGCTGGTTCTGAATTACTCATACTACTTTTTCTTTAAAATGTTGTGTCTCATCATCTGTTCCTTCTTTAATCATATCACAATAATCTGCTAATTCAGATTGCTTTACTTTAGATTGGTCAGCTTTTGATATAAAATATTGGCTTGTTTTCATATACATATAATCTTGATCTTCATATTCATTTAAATACTTTTTTGTTGCTTCTATAACTTCATCCCATGTATAATCATAGTTGTTAAAAAACCATCTAAAGTTATTAGTTAAAGTTTTAACATTAACTCTTGCTGGTTTACCACTAGGTAATTTTTTTGCAGGCCAAAGTGCTCTATACTCTTCTACCTTTTTAATATATTCTTTACCCATTAATACTACATTACTAGTCTTTTTTGTCTTAGTAAAATAAGCATCATATTTATTTTTTAATTCTCTACCAGATGTTGTTAATTCACAACCTGTATCAATATCTTCATTCATTATTACATATCCTTGTTTCTTTAAACCTTTTATTTCTAAATGAGGATTTATATGTGGAACAGCAAGTGAATCATCTATTGCATATAATAACAATAATTGATTTGGTGTTATTTTATCTTCTAAAATCTCTTGTAATAATTCCCACATATTATATTGTTTTTTTCATATTCTGTACGTTTTTTAGGGTTAGCAAATATAGTCATTAATGTTGTAATTATCAACTATTTATTGTATCTTTGTTATATAAAATCCTTAATTATGGCAGATAAAAATATTGTTACAGAAAAACCAGAAGAACTTACTAAAGAAGAAAAATCTGATATATTAAATATATTTGATAAATTACCAGAAGATACTTTTGTTGCAGTACCTGATGATAATATTGTATATATAGGTTTATCAGGAAAATATATTAGACAACTTCAATATCTTGAAAATTTTATACTTTCATTAATACCTGAAGATGAACAAGAAACATTCTTTTTATCTTTGAGAAATGAGTTTGTTGATAAAGATCCTGACTCATGGACTGAACCTGAAAAAATGTATATGATAATAAAAGAATTATCATTTGAAATAGCATTTCAAGCTTCTAAACAAAAAGTAGATGCAATATATGATAAAAGTAAAGTAGGTGAAGCTGTGGATAGTATGGATAAACCATTAGATCCAATGACTGAAAAAGAACTAAAAGAAAAACTTAACGTAAATTAGACCCACTCCAGTCTCCTATTTTTAATATAGTTTGTATAACATCATTTAATTCATCTGTGTCACAATCTGCAAATGACTTAGTAATCATTGCTTCTTCTTTAATTTGTTGCTTAAGAGAAGCAGCATCTTCACCTATATCATTAGCTAGTTGCCTCAGCATAGCATGAATCTTAGCTAACTGTGCATTACTACCCTTCATACCTACAGTATTAGCAAAGACTTCTACTTTAGTACCTTCAGGAAGATCTTTGATAAGGTCATTAAGGATTTCTTCCTTAGCCTGTATTGTATGTTCTAACTTACCATCACGTTTAATTAAAGTTGTATTAAATATTTTTTTCATTTTAATTTTATTATATGTGAACCTGGTTGTTCATCACCGGGATCAGATATGATGATGATAGTGATCATTTCTTTATTCTTTTATCTACATGCTTTTCTATCTGACTAGATATATACATACCTACTGCTATTCCTGCTGTACCTACTATAACTAATAGTGGTATCATTATAATTATATCTGTTATCATTTGTTATTATATTTTTCTTTTCTCCACTCTTCCATTTTTTTTACTAGATCTCTTCTTTCTTTATTCTTACGCCTAGTATAACCTTTATTATGACCGTTAAGCCATCCTGTAATATAACCTAAACCTATTGCAAATATAATTGCTCCTATTGCTAGTATCCAATTAAATATCATGACTTCTTAGTTTTTAATTTATTTCTCAGAGAATTTCTTTTTGATGTTAAGCTTGAAACTTTTTCTTCATCATTTTTAAATCTCTTTAATTTCTTATCTATGTAATTGATTTCATTTAAGATTCCTAATCTTATATTTGTTTTACCTTTTTTTTTACTCATTTAATTTTTCTTTATTAATTTAAAAATCATCTCTATATACATCAGGATCTGGTTCTTGATCCTTTATGTAGTCTATTATCTCCAGTTCTGTCCAATCATAATCAAAATCCATATCTAACAGTCCCATAACATCTACTTTTTGTGTACCACCTTTTGCATCTGCTAAGTGCATCCATGCATGTTTTATATCTATTGATATACTTGTACCTGGGTAATCACGTGTTTCTGGTTCACCCAATTCATATGTAAATTCAAATTCTATATCATTCCCATCTACTTCTACATTAAACGTATCTCTTAATTCTCCTTTCATATTATTTAAATTTTACTGTTTGAGCATCAACTAATTTT